CTGGGCGTCTTCTGTTTGTCAACCCTAAATAATGGCGGACTTCAGCCATTCCATTTCCGTGGAAACTCCCGGCGCGCCCGGTGCGGGACAACTGTCCAAAATACAAAATCCTTGTTTTCGGTCATTCTTTAGGGAGTTTGGGAGTTTCGGGCTTGACGAGTTTCTCTGCTGCGCGCCGGGCGCCCGGTGACTTATCCACAGGTTACCCACAACTACTGTGGATAACCTTTGTGGAGTTTGGGAGTTTTAGTTCTCTACTGGTCTAAATATATTTTTAAACCCTTGTGCAAATCCTTCCTCTTGTGCCTTTGCTATGTCCTCCGACCTATCGGCATTTCGCTTCATTACTGGAACAACCGAATCATAATGACCTAGTATTCTCTTTAATGTATCATTCATTTCTTCTTGATTCTCAGCAATCCTATTGAGTGCTTGTGTAATCGTATCGTCTACTACCATAATAACTCTCTTTCTATGTCTTTTACTTTCGCCTCTCGCCTATCGGGTCACTCGCTATTAAAAGACATATGTATTATACCACAAAGTTATCCACAATGCAAGACATCATTTGGATTATTTTCCTGACGCAGTCCTGTGCAGCCCGGGCCCCAGCTCCAGGAATCAGGATCCACGCTTCGAAATTATTTGGCGGAAATCCGAGGAGTTTGGGAGTTTGATTCGCGCGCTGCGCGCCGGGCGCTAACCAGGCGGATGGCGGCCGACCAATATAAAATGGCAGAATTAGTGGAGTTTGGGAGTTTGCGGACTTAGAACTTCCTTCAGAGCTGCTGGGACCCCGGCCAGTGGACCATGGTACAATGCCCCGGGCACGACGTCATCGTACGGGAGTTTACGGAGTTTGGGGAGTTTCTCCCCCTTGAAAAGGTTTACGACCCTCTTCCCGGGGTCGTAAACTAAGATATAAACTGGAGCATTATGTACAGCATGTAATAAATTCCACGCCACTTGTAATGGGGAAACTAGCACCTTGCCAATACCTTTTTTATTACGACGTACTACTTTCAATTCAATTGTAAAAAATCCCAAATCTTTATGATAAATTAGACAATCTGGGAATCCTGGAGTAACGTAGGACTCAATACGTGTTATAATGAATTCCTCATCTCCATTTTCCAAACATTTCTTGAAACTCTTGTAAAAATTTGTTTCTGTTTTTACGGTCATAGACCGTCTTGTCCTTTACTACTTTCTGCTTGTATCGGGGTGATGTCTTTAAGTCCTTCGCTATTGGATTTCTTTTCTTGAACTTCAAGGACCACACCTTTTTCATCTTTTTTAAACTTTCCATCTAAACCTATTTCCTTTAATTTATTTAAAACTTCTTCTCGAGACATATCATCAATTGAACCTGTTCTGATTTCTTTTCTATCGATGTACAATCCGGCAGCTTGCCCTCGCAACCGCTCAGCATTAACAGCAGCAGAATAAGACTTCTCATTAAGAGCTTTATCACGCAGCCTCGCCAACTCTTGTACATGTTTATTCATCTCCACTTTATGTGTCTCAGCTATTTCATTTCTCCTTTTAGTTACAGCTGCAACAACCTTAGGAGATTTCTTCACGCTCAACAACTCAGAAGCTGTAGTTGCTGCACGCTCTTGTTTATATCCAGACTGCCTAGCACACTCAGTAGGTGTTAGTCTACCCTCATTAGCAGTGTATATTTCAACAAAAATCCTTTGTTTCTCAGTCAAACCATCAGCACCACGTGGATATTTCAATGCCATATCTCTGGTATTACGGATGGTATTACGGAGGCCCTCTTTTTCTCGGAGGGTTAACTCTTTGTTTATACTGACTTTTTTGCTCATTTAGACCTCTAAAATCGTGTTTTTGGGACATTGTGACAAGGTCCGTAATACCTTGCCAATACCTGATTCTCTATATCTACCATGAAAAACTGTCCAAGGTATTACGGTATTGGCAAATCCCGGGATATAAAAAATAAAAAAACTTTTTAGCATCCAGCGCCGTAATACCATACTCATTATAATACTACTATGGAACGCTTGGAATGTCTAATAATATCAACATATCCGCGCTTTTTCAGTGCATATACGTAGGCATGCACGTTGCTCTTCGACCGCATCTTATTCATCTGTTTCATCTCTTCATAGGATGGTGAGTACCCATTAGAGGCTATAAAATCCTTGATAACCTTGAGAAAATGAGCTTGTTTCTTAGTCAATCCCATCTTACCCTCCGTAATACCTTTGCCAATACCTTCATGAGTCCATCCACGTCTTTCATCATACTTAGCTTTTATCATCTTTTATCCTCTAATCCTTTTGCATTAGGATGACTCCAATAGTCCTTCCTTACTGTTCTCAACATTTCATCTCTACCCCATTCATCTATAACCTCCTTGGTAATTGATTTCTCGAGTGTTCCTTGGATCTCCTTCTCCTCTTCGGTGAGCTCTATCCTTTTCGGGCTTATCTTTCTTATGTATGTAGAAATCTTGGCCCATGTTATAATGTCCTCTTTTGTTTTAGGACGTAAGTAACCTTGTTCCTGGTCCAATCGCGGCAGCTCACTGCCATTGTCCCATTTACTCTTGATATACTCCTTAACTTTATCTTCATTTTCAAATTCTCTTACAACCTTTTCTATAACTCTCTTGTCTCTCCAGACATTTATCTCATACGTGGGCATAGTCCACCTTTAAATACTCAATCTTTTTTACCCATCCAGTTGGTATTGCAATGTGTCTTCCGCCGTCTTCATCGTTTTCTACTTTAGAATAATCACCCATGATAACGGTGCGATCATCCGTCTTACGAACCAACCACCCCACTGAGTAGCAAGTAGCGAGTGATTCTTTCTTAATATCCTCAACACTGTGCCATCCAGTCTGTCCATCCTTGGCGTCATACCACGTGACGCATACCATTGGTGTATTCTTCATTTCTTCTTAACCTTCTTAAATTTCCTACCAACAATAAAGACCACACTATTAATGCAGGTATTGATGGTCACCATGATAAGGATCCACCATTGCCAAAACTCAACACTCATTTCTTCCTTTGTTCTTTTATCTTTATTTTCTCGTCCTCCGCAGCTTTCCTAATTAGATGCATCATTTGTTGTCCCGGTCCACGCATCGCCGTCATTCCCATCTTCACCAAAGCGTCATAGTACGGAATCTTAATGGCAATCGACTTATACTTACTCGTATCCACCATTAGTCAGTGCCCTCCTTAAACGGATCCCCACGGTTCATATTAAACATACCTTCTTCCTTCTCCAGTTCATACTTGTTAAGTGTTAGTTCCTTTTTAATCTCTTCAATGCGGTATGTAAGCATTCTAATTGCAACTTCAACATCACTGTGTTCCTTCACCCTTTTTTCAAGGATAGATTTCTCCTCTATTAATGCAAACATATGATCCATTTTTTCTTTTCTAGTCTCTATCGCCATTGTCTTTTTCCCACATCTCCTCGTAGTGGTCCATTACCCAATCATCAAATGCACTCATAGCATACCAAACCAAACTTTATATACCCAGAGCAAAACCTGGAATGCTATCCAGATCTTGATAGGTATTACGAGCAACCAAAATAAACCCCAAACCATTACTTATGCATAAACATGACCATCGCCAATCCAACAAGGCAAATAACTGCCAGTGTCAGCGAATAATCGTTAATAAAGTCCATTATTTCCTCACCGCCATGTATTCATAGTCAAACCTTCCATGCTTTTTCTGGACCAATGTTACCAAGTCAGAAAGATAGGTAAGCAATACAGCTTGTTGCAGCTTCTCCACTCTCTTGCGATCCTGGGTCGGTGCAATTGGCTGTAAGGAAGGTTCGACCATGTACCCACGGTAGTAGGTGATCTTATCCCTTTTCCTGGACTTGTTTATCCAGGTTTGATAGGCTTTTAAACTCATCATGTCTTCAACCGAAACGTCTATTAAATCTTGTGATAACATTTCTAACTTTCTCCTCTTCTTTCATTGCAAGGTTCAATACCTCCAATGCAAAATCCGTATCTTTCTTGACATAGCGTCGTGCCCATTTAATTGTTGACTGCATGCTTCCGCATCTACCAGCATAGCACACTGATGCTCTTTTCTTCCTATTCCAGGTGTCAATATCTATATTTATAAAACCTCTTACGCTCATAATTTGTTCCTCTCCAGTTAAATATAAAAGCCTCCGAGGGATTATCTTGTGGTCACCCTCAACCTTTTCCCGACAAATCAAGTTTCCTAAACTTAACGAGTACTTCAGAACTAAAACTC